CAGGAAGTAAAAACTTTGAGCTAGATGTAGCTGAATACATAGAAGAAGCATTTGAAAGATGCGGTCTTGAGCTACGCACAGCATACGATTTAAAAACAGCAAAACGCAGTTTAAATTTATTGTTGGCTGAATGGGCTAACCGTGGTTTGAATCAATGGACTATTTCACAAACATCTATTGCTTTAACACAGGGAACAAGTTCTTACAGCCTTGACTCAACAAATCCAAGTGCTGTGATTGATGTATTGGATGCGTTTATTAGAAGAACAACTAATGGCACTCCAAGTGATTTACAAATGAATCAAATATCAAGAAGCGAATATGCAGCTGTTCCTGATAAAACTGCACAAGGCAGACCATCTCAATATTTTGTAGACAAACAAATTACACCAACCATTTATCTCTATAACACACCTGAGAACTCAACAGACGTTCTTTATGTAAATAGAATTATGCGTATGGATGATGTAGACGCATCAACCGATACCTTACAAATGCCTTTTAGGTTCTATCCTTGCCTTAGTGCAGGATTGGCTTACTATCTATCCTTAAAAAAAGCTCCTGAAAGAACGGGCATGTTAAAACAACTCTATGAAGAAGAGTTTGAAAGAGCTTTGAGTCAAGATGAAGATAGAGCATCGTTTAGAGCAACCCCTGATACTAGGGCATACGATTACGCATAATGGCATTCGCATCGGAAAAGAATGCGTATGGTATCTGTGATAGATGTGGTTTTAGGTATGGCTTGCGTGAACTAAGAAAAGAATGGAATGGATACAGAACCTGTCCTGAATGTTATGAGCCAAAGCATCCACAACTTGATGTAAAAAGAAATCTTGCTGATCCTGAAGCCTTAAACAATCCAAGAGTTGATACAAGCGTAGTGCCTAGAAATTTTACGGTTTATACAAACTGGGACTTGGGCATTATAGGTACAGCACTTACAACTCCTAACGCTTTAAGTTCGTCTCTCGGAACCATTACAATTACGGGTGCTACTGGGTCAACTCCATCTCCATCTCCGAGTCCTACCCCGTCACCAACACCCTCACCTTCGTACACAACATACACGGTAACCGTGGCTAATTATCTTGGCTCAAACTATTTTTATATTGATGGCAGTAGAGTAGCTACTCTTAATTTAACTGAGGGACAAACATATAGATTTGATCAATCGGCAAGTAGCAACAGCAGTCATCCATTAAGATTTTCTACAACATCAGATGGTACACACAGTGGTGGGTCAGAATATACCACTGGAGTTACAACCAATGGTACAGCAGGGTCATCAGGTGCATATACACAAATAGAAGTGGCATCATCGGCTCCAACATTGTATTATTATTGTACCAATCACTCAGGCATGGGCGGTCAAATTAACACGGTTTAATCATGAGCTTTACATTAACAACATTAAAAACAGCTATCCAAGATTATCTTGAGACTGACGAAACTACTTTTGTAAATCAGCTTAATACATTTATCACACAGGGCGAAGAAAGAATATTTAAAGTAGTACAGCTACCTGATCAAAGAAAAAATGTTTCAGGTAATTTGACGGCAGATCAAAGGTTTTTAAACACGCCAACAGATTGGTTGGGTAGTTTTTCATTGGCGGTTATAGATAGTGGTAGCTATACTTACTGCGATTTTAAACATAATTCTTTTATTAAAGAATATTCATCAAGCACATCAGCAAGAGGAAAGCCAAAGTATTATTCAATATTTGATCAATCAAGCTTTGAGGTGTCACCAGTTCCTGATCAAGCCTATGATGTAGAGCTTCACTATTTAGCAAGACCAAAATCAATAACCGATGGTACTGTAGAATACAATGGTGTTAGTGCTACAACTTATTTATCCACAGAGGCTCCTGATACTCTTCTATATGCATGTTTGGTTGAAGGTGCAATATTTTTAAAACTGCCACAAGCAGAGATTGGCATATTAGATTCTAAATTTAAAGAAGCTTTAGGTAGGCTGAAGAACTTGGGCGAGGGCAGAGATACAAGAGATGAAATGAGGTATGATTCGCTTAGAATTAATGTAACTTAATTTTCTTTTTGAGAGGAGAAAAATGAAGAGAATAAAAAAACTTGAAGGCAAGACCGTAGCCATTGTTGGCTTGGGTCGCAGTTGGTTTGATTATAACTTGGCTAGATCACACGGTGATAACTTTGATGAGGTTTGGGGAATTAATGCTGTAGGCTCTGTAATATTTCATGATCGCACTTTTATGATGGACCCACCATCTAGGTTTTTAGATACTGATGATGCAGGCGGTCAAACCAGTGGCATGAAAAGAATGCTGACTACAGGCGATAAGCCCATTTATACCTGTGAGCTTGATGAAAGAGCAAAAAATTTGGTTCTTTATCCAATAGATGAAATTGTTGCTGATCTTAATTGTTGTTATTTAAATAATACTGTTGCCTATGCAATAGCATTTGCTTTATGGAACAGGGTGGGTACTTTAAAAATATATGGAGTGGACTTTACTTATAAAGGCAATTTACATTTTGCGGAATCGGGTAGAGCCTGTGTAGAGTTTTGGCTATCTAAATGCATGCATGCAGGAATGCAAGTGGGTGTAGCAGGATCATCAACACTGCTAGATACATGCATTGAAACAAGAGAAAAACTTTATGGCTATCATAGATTAAAAGACCCGTTGGTTCCCTTGATGGATGGCGATAAAATGATTGTAAAAAAAATGAGTGAGCTAGCGATTAATCAATCACCAATAGAACCACAACTTATTGGAAGACATGATGATAAAACTAGCCCAGTTGAACCAAAGGAGTGGTAAATGATTGAAGATACGGCTTTAGGAAACATTGGTGCGATTGAGGTACACACCACGAATGAGGGCGGACATCCAGTAAGTTTTTGGGCTAAACTATGTGTAGATAGAATTGTTCATGTAAGTGAAGATGCTCCTGAGCAAATACAAAAACAAGTAAAAGAGTACAAAGATAATATTGAAAAAGTTATTGAACTATATATGCAAAATGCCATAAAATCTGATAGGATTACAATTAACAATCAATTAGAAAAAGCAGGTTTTAAAGATTCTGCTGATTTAATTAGGAAACTATAATTATGGCAATTACATCAACACTTACAACAAGCTTTAAAAAAGAGTTACTTGAAGGTAAGCACAACTTTTTAGCGTCAGGCGGAAACTCATTTAAGCTAGCCTTGTATACAAGTTCAGCAACATTGGGTGCTACCACAACTGCTTTTACTACAACTGGTCAAGCCAGTGGCACAAATTACACTTCAGGTGGGTCAGCTTTAACTAACATTAATCCTACAAGCTCAGGAACTACTGGTTTTACTGACTTTGCTGATTTAACTTTTGGTACAGCTACTATCACTGCGAGGGGTTGTATGATTTATAACGACACCAATGCTGACAGATCGGTAGCCACAATTGATTTTGGTGGCGACAAAACTTCAACAGCAGGTGACTTTACAATTGTATTCCCTGCGGCGGCGGCATCAACAGCTATTATCCGAATCGCTTAATAGCAATGAAACATGCCATACGCAAAGTTTCAGTTTAAAGCAGGAATTAATAGAGAGGGAACCGATTACACTAACGCAGGCGGATGGTTCAATGCGTCTTTAATTAGGTTTAGAAAAGGCTTTGTTGAAAAATTAGGTGGTTGGGCAAAAAATACTAGCAATTCATTTTTAGGAACTTGTAGAAATTTATTTGCTTGGATTTCTTTAGCAGGAACAAAATATTTATTTCTTGGCACGCATTTAAAATCTTATGTGCAAGAAGGTAACAACTTCTATGACATCACCCCAATAAGACTAACCACAAATGCAGGAGATGTTACTTTTTCTGCAAGCAATGGTGATGCAACAATTACCGTTACAGACACAGCACACGGTGCTGTACAAAATGATTTTGTAACCTTTTCAGGAGCAGTCAGTCTTGGTGGCAACATAACAGCTACTGTACTCAATCAGGAATATCAAATAGCAACCATTGTAAATGCTAACTCTTATACGATAGAAGCCAAGGACACTAGCGGTAGCACTGTAACAGCAAATGCAAGCGATAGTGGTAATGGGGGTGGTAGCGTAGTAGGTGCTTACCAACTTAATGTTGGGCTTGATAATTTTGTGTCATCAACTGGTTGGGGTGTTAATTCTTGGGGTTCAGGTGCATACGGGTCTGCAAGTTCTTTAACCTTTACCAATCAACTTAGATTGTGGTCATCTGATAATTTTGGCGAAGACCTAATATTGCATCCAAGAGGCGGAGGTATTTTTTACTGGGATTCTTCAGGTGGTACATCCGCAAGAGCAGTCAATATAACATCTTTATCAGGAGCCAATCTATCTCCCACCGTTGGATTACAATCCATTGTTTCTGAAACAGACAGGCATGTATTTGTTTTAGGTGCCGATCCTCTTAATGACGCAGGAACGGCTAGAACGGGAGCCATTGATCCTATGCTTGTGGCTTTTTCGGATCAAGAAAGCATTACTGAGTGGGAGCCAAAAACAACCAATACAGCAGGCTCGGTAAGACTTTCTGTTGGTAGTGAAATTATTGGTGGCATAAGATCAAGACAAGAAACCCTTGTATGGACTGACTCAGCTTTATATTCAATACAATTTGTTGGACCCCCTTTAACCTTTGCAGTCAACCTACTTAATCAAGGTGTGGGTATGATCGCACCCAATGCGTGTATCAATGCACCCAATGGCGTTTACTGGATGGCTGAAGATGGTTTCTATCGTTACAACGGTAGTGTGCAAAGGCTTGAATGCACAGTATTAAGTTATGTACAAGAAAATTTAGATTTATCACAGTTATTTAAAACATTTGCTTTGGTTAACAAACAATACAACGAAGTTTGGTGGTTTTATCCATCAACTCAAGATAGCACTGGTGAAATATCACGCTACGTTATATACAACTATTTAGAAAACACATGGAGCATAGGCGAGCTTGTGAGAACTGCTTGGCTTGATGAAGATGTATTTACTGTACCGCTTGCTACTAATGACAATTATCTATACAACCAAGAAACAGGAGAAGATAATGATGGGTCTCCAATGGATAATGTCTTTATTGAAAGCTCTGATTTTGATTTGCAAGAAGGCAACGACTTTGCTTTTATTAGCAAAATTATTCCTGATCTTAAGTTTTATGGCACTAATACAGACAGTGGTGTGCCACAAATAAACATGCAAATTAAAACAAGAAACTTTCCTGCACAAAGTTTATCAACCAAAGTGACCAAGGATGTTTCTAACAATACCAATGAATTAAATGTACGAACTAGAGCAAGACAGGCTGTGTTAAGACTGCAAAGCGATGATGACGCAGACACAGCAAACAGACTAGGAGTGCAATGGAGACTAGGATATACTAGAATGTATATACAGCCTGATGGTAGAAGATAATGGCAAAGCTATTACCGACAAGGTTACCGCAGGCTTTAGATGAAGTAACACCTGATGTTTTTAATAGATTAGTCAGGATACTTGAGTTAAACTTAGGACAGTTCGACCCTAATCGAACCCCGCAGTTCAACCAATCCGAATTAGGTGAACTGAACTTTATAGCGGGTGATATAGTGTTTAATACGACACTAGAGATTCACCAAGCGTATGACGGGAATGCTTTTCGTGATTTATATAGTCACCAAACATATTTGAGTGGCGTGAGTGGAACAGGGGCAGTAGGCTCCGTAACAGTTACAACGAGTTAATATGGCAACATTAAGAGAAAGAATACAAAACCTCACACAAGATACAAGCCCAATGGGTGCCATGTCTGATACGGATAGAGAAATAGCAATGAATGCCATGCCTTCCAACCCAATGCAACCATTGGTTGATCTTGGTTTTGAAGATGAGGTCAATGTTATATTGAGCAACCCATCTGAATCTGAAATTTCAATGCAAGCACAACAAAGAATCATAAATGCAATGGGTACAGGCATGGATATAGACAACTTTCTTATGGAAGTTGTAAAGGTGGCACCTGACGAACCTGAGCTTGATACTGGTGCTGATGGCATTATGGGTTTAATGTCAGCAGAGTAAAAAATCAAAATGTTAGCAAAAAAATTAAATACAGAATATCAGCCAAAAAATTTACTGTTAACATATGCTAGTGATTGGTTTCTTGATCAGCAAGTATTAGAAAAAACCAAAGAGTCAATACCTAGCTTGTTAGACTTTTACAAGTCTGAAGGCACAGAGGATGATTTATCTTCACCATTGCAAGCGATAATAAAAGAAAAATTAAAAGATGTTTATACCACACCTTTGTTTTCTCAAAAATTTTGCAATATATTGTTAGATGAGATTAAAAGCTTAAAGGATTTTTATGGGTTTACTCCAAACCCTGATGAAGATACTTTAAGGCAAATACCTGAGTTGGTCTTACAAGAATGTTGTCCTGATGTTTATAATGCTTTGTTAGAGGTGGTTTTTTCTGTGGTCAATCCAATTCTTTTAAGCATATGGAATCGTCATGTTACGGGCGGTGGAATACAGATTGCTAACTACAACCTTAAGGATAAAAAACAGGGAGCTTGGCACCATGACGCAGATGCGGATGTAAGTATAGTTGTTCCTTTAAACACAGGAGAATATGAGGGTGGTGGCACAGAGTTTTTAAATCGAGGTGTTGTTGAGCCTATACCTAGTGGAAATGCTTTGATATTTCCAAGCTTTACACACATGCATAGAGGCTTACCAGTACAAAATGGAAATCGATATTTGTTGGTTTTTTGGTTATCATGCAAAGAAGAAGAGGGTAAAATTTAATTATGATTATTGACAATTCAGGAACAGGCATAGCAGGGCTAGGTAGGAATGAAGATAGATTTTTGGCACATGTTGCTGAAGGTGAAAGAGTAGTACCCCCTGTCATAAGTGCTGAAACACAAGCAAGACTTAGCCAAGAAATGATGCAAGCAGGGTTAAATCCAAACGAATATATCGTTGGCTCAGGCATGAGTATCAACCCAATTACAGGACAGCCTGAGTTTGGTTGGCTTAAAAAGAAACTAAAATCATTAAAAAAAGTTGTAAAAAAAGTTGCTCCGATAGCAATAAACTTTATACCGGGCGTTGGACCTTTGGCTAAAGCAGCTCTTACCGCAGGAATTGGTAAAGCATCAGGGCTTTCAACCAAAGACGCTTTATTGGGAGGAGCTTTAAGTTATGGAGGCAGTAAGCTGTTTGGAGGCACCCCTGCTACTGGTGCCGCAAGCAAAGCATCACAAGGAAATATTTTTAGTAGAATTGGTGAATATGTAATGCCGGGCAAGGATGGGATTGGTCTTTTGGGTAATCTTCAAGGTACTGCTGGCAATGTATACGAATACATAATGCCGGGTGCAGACAATGTTGGGCTTTATGGCAATGTCAAAAGTGGCATTAGTAGTTTATTTAATAGAACACCTGAGTCTGACATCATAAAATATGACCCAGTTAATCAGGGTTACATAAATATAGAAACTGGCATGCCTGCAACAGCTTCAGAAATAGCATCTTTAACCACTCAATCAAACTTAGGCAGAATAGAAGATATTGCAAAAATGCTTACTGGTGATGATGGCATGACTAGAACTGAAGAGCTTCTAGCGGCTGGATATACACCTGAACAAATAGAACAATATAAAGCAAACGGAACATTTAATGCAGTGGTTTCTCAAGCAAGAGCAGAGGGTAAAGTACCGGGCAGAGGTGCTGTTGGAGCCATACAAAGTGCATTAACTGGTGGCACACAAGCAGGTGGCGATCAAGGTGGCATGAGCATGATGGGCAAATTAGGTATTGCAGGACTTGCAGGCTTAATTGGTAAGTTGGCTTATGAAGAAGCCAAAGATCAAAAAGGTGTACCTTTAACTCCACTTACACAAATGGATCAGTTGGGCAGATACAACATAGAAGCAGAAATAGCTCGTAGAACAGGAGAAGAAATGCCATCTCGTGTAGAGTTTGGTTTAACTTCTGAAGGCATGCCTGCACTAAGCGGTGGTAAGCCAAGAAACGCAAGATACGGTGGCATTATGGCTTTTGCTGACGGTGGTGTTGTAGCTATGGCAGAAGGTGGTGACATGGATGTTGCTATCAATGTAGAAGAGTTTCCTGTAAGAGATGGACAAATCAATGGAGCAGGCACCGAAACATCAGACGACATTCCTGCAATGCTTTCAGACGGTGAGTTTGTAATGACTGCCAAGGCTGTAAGAGGAGCAGGTTCTTTTGATGTTAACAACAACAATGGCATACTAACTCTAACTCCAAACGGAGAGCCAACAAGAGACTCAGGCACTAGAGTTATGTATAAACTAATGGAACATTTTGGGAACATGGCATAATGGCAGAACCAATCGCAACAGATATTCAACAACAGTTTAGAACCCTAGACCCAACCACTAGAGAATTATTCTTTGGTTCAGGCATACCGGGTACCTCAAGCTATTCACCGGGCTTTATGCAACAAGCATTTAGAGCTTCGGAGAGAACATTTTATGACGAGCAAGGCAACCCAGTTGTCGTGCCACAGAAGGTTGCAGGACTATCTCCTGAACAATTAAAAGCTATTGGCTTATCAAGAGAAAAGATTGGTGTTCAAGAGCCGTTTTTAGAAAAAGCAGAAAGAGCTTACGGCACAGGTATTGAAAGTTTATTCGGTGGTTTGGGTGAGTCTGAGCAAGCATTAAGAGAATATGCAGGTGCTGAGTACGATCCTAGTTCATACCAACAGTTCATGGACCCATACCAAGAAGAGGTTATTGACCAAGTACGCAAAGACATACTTGAAAGAGGAGCTATGGCTGACATATCAGCTAGAGCTTCTGACATCGCTAGAGGCGGTGAATCTGCCTTTGGATCAAGAGCTAGATTAGGTGCAGAAGAACGCACTGAAGCTCTCGGTAGAGGCTTGGGAGAGGCTTTAGGCGGACTTAGAAGCCAAGGATTTCAACAAGCACAAAGATCAGCCATGGGCGAATTTGGTAGACAACAACAAGCTCAACAACAGCTTGCTTCAGGACTTGGAAACCTTGCACAGGCTAGGTCAGCAGGACAAATAGGTCTTGGCGGACAATTGATGGGTCTTGGCACACAAGCACAACAAGCCACTCAAGCTGACATACAAAGACAACTAGGTTTGGGTCAAATGACACAGGCACAACAACAAAGACAGTTAGATGCATCAAGACAAAATGCATTGATGCAACAACAAGCCCCAATGCAACAAATGCAATCATTGTTACCATTTGTACAAAGTGTCCCTGCGGGATTCAGTCAGATTGGTACAACTTATGGAGTTCAACCATCAGCCTTGCAAACAGGCTTAGGAGTTGGATTATCAGCACTTGGTGGTTTGGGTA